CATTACCTCGAAAACGACGGCCTCGGTCGCGTTTTCAGGTGATTAGCTTGCTAATATCAAAGATACCTGATCTATATTTCCCTTCCACAAACAAAAGGCAGCTTGCTGCGCTTTTTTTTATGCGACTTTATACGTGTCGCGAATTTATTGCGCAAGGTGGGGTTAAGGTTGTGCCAATGTTGTACTTTGCCACATCCTAGTATTACCCCCACCTTGGCACATGGCACATATGCCCACAATAATCAAAATTTGTCGGACTTATCGGGGTTTCAAAAATTTTGATGATGTTTCAAACTCCGCCGTGCCTATATAAGCAGAGTGATTTTAGACGATATCAAATGTCTAACGCTGCTAAAAATTGGTGTTTTACGATAAATAATTATACTGAAGATGAATTGGAGTTAATGTCAGATTTATCTACCAGAATACCAAATGAAATATCATATTTAATTATCGGGAAAGAAACTGGAGAAAATGGCACACCTCATTTCCAAGGCTATATTCAAATGGTTAAAAAATTAAGACTTGGTCAGATTAGAAATCTATTGGGTGGTAGAGCACATTGTGAAATAATGGCACCTAATTCTACTCCTTGGGCTGCTTCTACTTATTGTAAAAAAGAGGGAGATTTTCAGGAATGGGGACAATTACAAAATCGAGGTATATTAGATGACTGCTATATGCGTTTAATTATCGATGAATAAAATATTTATTATTAGGAAAAAGAAATGATTTAGAGAGTTTGAAAGAGTCCATTAAAGTTGGAAAACGTGGTCTAGAACTAATGGAAGACCACTCTGCTTCTTATGCTAAATACCCTCGCTTTATTCATGATTATATACGCGCACTTGAAGAAGCTAAAGTGACGCGTTCTGATTTAATACCTCGGGATGGATGGCAGACAGAGCTTGTTAGAGACCTTGAAGTTGTTGCCGACTCAAGGAAAATTATATGGTTTATTGATACTACTGGTAATAGCGGGAAATCTTATTTCGCTACTCACTACAACTCTAAAACAAGTTATTACGTTACCGGAGGAAAAGCCGCTGACATCTTCTACGGGTACAAGTACGAGGAAGTCGTTTTCTTTGATCTAGCAAGAATGAAACAAGAGTATGTCCAATATGATGTAATGGAGTCATTTAAAAATGGACAATTCTATTCTACTAAATACGAAAGTAAAAATGTCAAATTTAACACGCCTCACGTGGTAGTGTTTTCAAACTTTGAACCTGATCGCGCTATGTTAAGTCACGATAGATGGGATATACGCGTCATTTAAAAAATAAATAATATGGCAGGTTCTAGTGATTATATGAGAAATTATCGTACTCCTACTTCTAATAGACGTAAGAGAAATAGACGGTCCAGTACATCAAGTCGTTTTAATAGTGCGGTTGATACATTAGCTGGTATGGCTGCTGATGCTGGAGGAGTCGGATCCGCGTATCGTGGAGGTAAATTAGCTTATACTGCAGCTAAGAAGATGTTTAAAGGAAAAAGGTTGTTTCCAAAAGCCGCAGTTAAAGGCTATTCTGGTTATACTAGAAATGCTGGTAAAATTAAGAAAGGAAAAAAATATAGTAAAAAGATTAGTGTAAAAGGACAGTTAACTGATTATGGTATAACTAATAAAGGGATTCAGACTCATTTTGAGTTTAGAAAGACAGCTACTGGTGTTAATACTGAAGGATTATTTATCGGTCATACGTCTTTACCTGGGAAACAAAGCGGCATTAACTTTTGGCGCGCTATATTAAAATATTTAATGGTTAAAGCTACTGTTGAAGTACGTGATTACGGTAAACGTATGTTTGATTTTGGGTTTGGTAATTTCGATCAGATTGTAGTTTATTGGTATGAAGCTGTCGAACAAGCACAACCATTTACTATTATTGCAACTATTAATACTAATACAACATTCGATCAAGTTGCAGCACAGTTAGCTAATTCATTTGCAGCAATTGGTGATGCTTTATCAGCCAATGCTTGTAGGTTAGATTCTATTGTATATATACCTGTTAATTCTCCAAATCCTGAACTTACAGCTAAATTATCTCGCACTACAGTTAATTTAAATTGTGCGAAGATAGCAGTTAGTACTGTATCTAAGTTGAAGATTCAAAATGTAACAGTTGAGGTAGCTGCTGATAATGAAGCTGATGATGTTACGCGAGTTCCTTTACAAGGACGAATGTATAATTGTAAAGGGAACAATGTTGAGTTTAAATCAAATCGTAATTGTTTACCTGGATTTTTTGACGCTAGTGATGAAGTAGCATTGTGTCAGACATTTACAAAAGGTACTTCTTCTATATTTGGAGGAAATACTCAAAACTTTTATGGCGAAGGTACACAGACTCCGTATTATAAAACTACTGAGATGCCGCAGCCATGGGAAATTACTAATTGTAGTCGGACTGGAATGTTTACTGTTCAACCTGGTGATATAAAAACGTCTACATTAAATAATAAGTTTACTGTCAGTATAAATTATATGTTTAGATTGTTGTATCAATTAAGAGTAGGTCGAACAGGTGTTTTGGGATATAATCCAAAATTAGGAAAAACAGCAGCTATGTATTTGGAGAAAGTAGTAGGTAAAGCGCCGACTGCATCTAATTCTGTGACTATATGGACAGAATTGGAATTCAAGCAAAGTATGTGTGTAACTGGAAAGATGAATACTTATACTCTTCCTATAACTTATCAAGTTGATTTTGTTACTTAATAAAACTGTTAATGTTCATTACTTAGAAAACGACGGCCTCGGTCGCGTTTTCAAGTGATTAGCTTGCTAATATCAAAGATATATGATCTATATCCATCGCGACAAACAAAAGGCAGCTTGCTGCGCTTTTTTTTATCTGTTGAGTTACGTGTCGCGAATCCATTGCGCAAGGTGGGGTAAAGGATGTGCCGAGGTTCTACCTCGCCACATCCTAGTATTACCCCCACCTTGGCACATGGCACATATGCCCACAATTATCAAAAATTGTCGGAGTGGTGCGGTGTTTCAAAATTTTGATGATTTTTAAAACTCCGCCACGCCTATATAAGCAGAGCATTTTTAATATTAATTATCAAAAAAATGTCTGCTGCAAAGAACTGGTGCTTCACTATTAATAACCCTACTAGTGACTGTCTTGATTCTATCAAACTATGTCCAGCACTGAAACTACTCTTAGCAGTGATGGAAGTGGGAACGAATGGTACCGTCCATTACCAAGGATATTTGGAACTGACCAATTCCCGCAAAATGAATTGGCTCAAGCGACTACTACCGACGGCGCACTTAGAAATGCGTCGCGGGAAGAGGGAGGACGCTATTATATACGTTTTCAAGACTTTAGATCTTGGCACGACTTTAGATCCTTCCTCGCCTTCCTGGAAGGATGTGGAATCGAGTACGAGTATCGCGGAATACTCGGCTACATATCAATTGCCATCGGTGACCTATGCAGGTGCAGGCGTTCATTGGAAAGACGTGGTTTCTTCGTGCCGCAAGAAAACAGTGGCGGAGAAACTAGCGGTGATACAGACTTTGATTCAGACTGGAGTGCCTGAACTAGAAATTGCGAACGAAGATTTTGAATTATGGGTAAAGTATAATCGAGCTTTTGTGCGATATGCATTATTAACATCAAAGCCTCGTGATGAGAAAACTCATGTTGTGGTTATTCAAGGACCTACCGGAACTGGCAAGTCCTTATATTGTCGAGACAACGAACCAAATGCCTACTGGAAACAACGAAGTCAATGGTGGGATGGATACACCAATCAAGATGCCGTCGTACTTGATGAATTCTACGGATGGCTGCCATTCGACCTATTGCTGCGCTTATGCGACCGATATCCCCTCAATGTTGAAGTCAAAGGAGGATCAATCAATTTTAACTCGAAGAGGATTTATATCACAACTAACAAAAAGCCTGATGAATGGTATCATGACGTCTATTTTCCTGCTTTTATTAGGCGGGTGGATGAATGGAAGGTTTTCACCACTAACAGTCAACATACATACAGTAATTTCGATGAAGTAAACTTCATTATTTAATTTAAGATATAGCTAAGCATTAACCCATCGGTCTCTGTCCTCG